TGACAAGGTTTCTGCATCAGGATATATTAAGGGTCTTGACGGTAGAAAGTTACATGTAAGGCACCAACATGCTGCTATGAACCTTCTACTACAAGGTGCTGGAGCAATCATCTGCAAACAGTGGGTAGTTGTTATTGACAGGCTAATAAGGAAGCATAACATTAATGCTAAATTAGTTGCCAGCATTCACGACGAGTATCAGTTTGATTGTCACAAAGATCATGCTGAACGATTCGGTAAGCTAACACAACAAGCTATGAAGATTGTAGAAAAGGAGTTGAATGTTCGATGCCCACTAGACAGCGAGTACAAAGTCGGCCTAAATTGGTCCGAAACACACTAATCCATCTAAATGAAAATGAATTAAAGTTAGCCCAGACAATAGCTATTGCTAGAAATGATTCTAACAGAAAGGAAGGTGTAGTAGATAATATACAAGATAAGAAACGAACATCAATTCAAATTGATATTGATGGTGCTGAAGCAGAATTAGCTTTCTTTAAATTTATAAATTAATATCCTGATTCTTTCTTTGATACGACGAATAAGTCTAAGATTAATGGAACTGATTTAGGTGATGCTATTCTTGATAATCTTAGTATTGATGTTAAATCAACTAGGTATAAGACAGGAAAGCTTATCCAAAGTGGAGCCAAGACATTTAAATCTAAGATTGATGTCTATTGTCTTGTCGTAAAAGAAGATGATACTACCTTTAATGTAAAAGGTTTTTGTCCTTCTTCTGTATTGCTTCATGAAAGTAATTATGGTAAACATTTTCCCGGTCGTCCATGTTTTGCAGTAGAGCAAAAAGTTTTGATGGACTATGACGATTGTGTAAAAAAGGTGTTGACAAGTAGTAAGTAGTTCAGTAGTATTCCCCCCGTTACTTGAAACAGTCTCAGCCAAGAGACATTACAAATGGAGTTATAAATGGCTAATACAAAGTACGATACAATCCTTCTTTCCGGTAAGGCTCACTGGGCATCGTTGGTTGAACCTAACACCACCTATGAACCAGCTTGGCAGATTGATGTTACTGTTGATGACGAGACTCGTCAGAAGCTTGAATCAATCGGTCTTAACGTAAAGAATAAAGGTGATGATCGAGGAGACTTTTTCTCCTGCAAGCGTAAAGTAATCAAGAAGGATGGTTCCAAGCGTGATGCACCGCGTGTAATTGACGCAAAGAAGATGCCTTGGGACAACCGCCTTATCGGTAATGGTTCTTCTGTTAAGGTAAAGATTCAACCTTATGAGTATCAGTATGCTGGTAAGGCTGGCGTTACAGCAGACCTGTTAGCTATTCAGGTTATTGATCTTGTACCTTACGGTGATCCTTCTGGTGATTTTCAGGAAGAAGATGGTTTCTCCATCGACCAAGAACTAGCAGCCCTATAAGGAAAGGAAAATATTAATATGACAAGTGAAGCACGTGTACTATCAGCCCTTCGTCGCGGTATGCGAGTAACTCGTAAGACTGCAATCGAACGTGGCTGGTGTGAAAACCTAACAGCAACTATCTCACGCCTTCGTAAGAAGGGTTACGTAATTACCGCAATTAAGGCTATGTCTCCCGAAGGGTCTTATACGCGGTACAAGCTACTATCCAGCCCGTCAGTACAGTCAAAAGCTGCGTAGTAGCTAACACAAGAGGCAACAGAACATGGCTAAGTCAATTGATACATTGGTAGAAGACATTTATGGTCTATTTACCAATGACGAGGAAATAAAAGTAGATAAGAAGCACCTCGACGCTTTTGCTGAAGCAGTAGCCAGTTCTGTTGCCTCCGCTATCTCTGAGGTACGTAAACCAAGGGAACCATCTTTGCGTCTATCTCTTATTGGTCATAAGGATAGAAAGATTTGGTATGAGATGAATGGAGCAGAGAAGCAACAACTATCTGCTCCAACTCTCATTAAGTTCCTTTATGGTGATATTCTTGAACAGTTATTAATTCTATTTACTAAGGTAGCTGGTCATGATATTATAGAAGAACAAGGTGAACTAACTTCTAATGGTGTACGTGGACACAAAGATGCTACGATTGATGGTGTGCTGGTAGATTTTAAATCAGCTTCTCCGTACAGCTTTAAGAAGTTTAAAGATGGTACTATTCTTAACGATGATCCTTTCGGATACATCGCACAAATATCTGCTTACTCTGATGCAGATAACAATCCGAATGTAGGTTTTGTTGCTATTGATAAATCATCTGGTGAGATTTGCTATTGTCCTATTGACGACATGGACCTAATCAATTCAGGAAACAGGATAGATGAAATTAGAAGCTTCTTGGAAAAAGACACACCCCCTGAGAAGTGCTATGATTCAGTTCCTGATGGTTCTTCAGGTAATCATAAGCTTCACATTGGCTGTTCCTTTTGTGATTATAAGTTTACTTGTTGGGCTGACGCTAATGATGGTGCTGGTATTCGTACTTTTCAGTATAGCAACGGCCCAAAGCATCTCGTCAAGGTTGGAAAGGTTCCTAACGTACCTGAAATAACTAATGATAAATAGATATAGATCAGGATCAGAAAAGAAAACTGGGGATTTACTGGACAGTCTTAACGTCAGTTATTCTTTTGAACCTCACTATATAAACTACACTTGGGTAGAATATAAAAAATATCTTCCAGATTTTATTCTGCCAAATGGTATTGTACTAGAAGTTAAAGGAAGGTTTAAACTAGAAGACAGAAAGAAACACCTCTTCATAAGAGAAGCTTATCCCCATCTGGATATTCGGTTTGTCTTCGACAATCCTAATAACAAATTAAATAAAGGAGGTAAGTCAACTTATGCAGATTGGTGTATTAAAAATAACTTCCTCTTCTGTAAAAATTCTGACCATCAGATTATAGAAGAGTGGACTAATGAGCAACGAAAGACAGATAGAGGGAGAGAAGTTTCTTCTAAACGTAGAACATCTTCTAGACCAAAACCAAGAAGCAAGTCCAGAAAAAGTACTGTTTCTAAGCGTAATCCTACAAGCACTACTCGACGCAACAAAACCTGAAACACAAAGCGAACCTGAAGAAGAGAAGCTTGCTAGACGATCAGCACAAGCTTGGTTCTTTGCTTCAATAGGTGTAACATCCCAAGACTTTGTAGACGTATGTGACCTTGCAGGTATATCTCCTGTGGATATGAGAAGCTTTGCATTTAAGGTCTTGCGTAGCAAGGAAGTTAAGTATATAAGGAAGAGGATTAACACGGTGTTAAGTTATGACTAAGAAACCTAATAGATGGATGGATAACTTCAATATGGACAAACAGGTTCTTGAATACATGAAGGAAATACCTACTCTCAAAGACTACAAGTTCGATGAAGACAAGTATCTTACTGAAATTCACAAGTATGTTCTAAGTACATACAATCAACATTATGCTCAGAGTAAGTATCAGGCTACCGATACAATTGTGGATGCAGGGTATGCAGAAGGTTTTTGCATGGGTAACATCCTTAAATACTGGAAGCGTTATGGTAAAAAGGATGGAAAGAACCGTAAAGACTTGCTCAAGATCATACACTATGCTATGATTATGCTTTACGTCCACGATCAGCAAACACCCCCGGGAGAATAGATTATGCAAGCACCTAACTACAATATTAACATCGACCCAGAAAGAGACAGTTTATTTGATCAGTTAGGTATTGCAAGACTAAAAGAATCATATATGATGGATCATGAACTTTCTCCACAGGAGAGGTTCGCTTATGTATCTAAAGCATTTTCCACCAATCAGGAACATGCACAACGTCTATATGATTACTCGTCTAAGCATTGGCTGTCCTACTCAACTCCTATTCTTTCATATGGTAAGTCTTCTCGTGGCTTACCTATCTCTTGCTATCTAAACTATATCCATGATAGTGCAGAAGGTCTTGTCAATAATCTGACAGAGACTAATTGGCTATCTATGCTTGGGGGTGGAGTAGGTATAGGCTTTGGCATACGGTCATCAGATGATAAGTCTACTGGTGTTATGCCTCACCTCAAGATGTACGATGCTTCTTCTCTGGCTTATCGTCAGGGTAAGACACGTCGTGGATCATATGCTGCGTATCTTGACATTGACCATCCTGATGTTGTTCTATTCCTTGAGATGCGTAAGCCTACTGGTGACCAGAACTTCCGTTGCCTTAACATGCACCACGGTATTAATGTTAGTGATAAGTTTATGCAGGTCTTGGAAGCATGTATGCTTGATCCTAATGCAGACGATACATGGGAACTGCGTGACCCACATTCAAAGAAAGTATGTGATGTTGTATCTGCTAAAGAAATGTGGCAGCGTATTCTAGAGATGCGAATGCAGACGGGTGAGCCTTATCTTCACTTCATTGATCGTTCCAATGAACAGCTACCAGCTTGGCTAAAACAACAAGGGTTGAAAGTACATCAATCAAATCTATGTTCAGAAATTATTCTTCCTACATCAGCAGAACGTACAGCAGTTTGCTGCTTGTCTTCAGTTAATCTTGAGCATTTCGATGATTGGTCAAAAGACAAACAGTTTCTTCCAGATGTGCTAGAAATGTTGGATAATGTTCTACAGTTATTTATTAATAATGCTCCTGATACCGTCAGTCGTGCTAAGTTCTCAGCAGAACGTGAACGATCAGTTGGTGTTGGAGCCTTGGGTTTTCATGCAATGCTACAGAAGCGAGGAATACCCTATGAATCCCCAATGGCTAAATCTCTCAATATGCGAGTATTCAAACACATACGAACAGAACTTGACAAAGCCAACAGAGTTTTGGGAGAAGTTAGGGGTGAAGCACCTGACGCTAGAGGGACAGGACTACGTTGCAGTCACGTTATGGCGATTGCACCAAACGCTAGTAGTTCAATCATTATGGGAAATACCTCTCCTTCCATCGAACCTTTTAGAGCAAACGCCTATAGGCAAGATACGATTAGTGGTGCTTTTCTAAACAAGAATAAATTCCTAGATAAGCTGATCAGGGAAAAATGTAGTAATGATGATAAACTTAGTTACGACAAGATATGGTCTTCAATTATTGCTAACGATGGTTCTGTTCAGCATCTGCGTTGTCTTGACGATTACGAGAAAGAGTTATATAAAACGTCAATGGAGATTGACCAGCGGTGGGTTATTGAACATGCTGCAGATCGTCAGCAGTACATTGACCAAGCACAATCGCTGAATGTTTTCTTTCGTCCAGATGTTGACATTAGTTACCTACATGC